ATGCATATATTACTAAACACATTGCAAGGTCATCATTACATCCTTCTTCTGCTTCAAATGAATTATGTTTTTGAATAAAGGTTGTAAGTTCAGATATAATATCATAATCATTAAATATAATCTTATCTGCTTCTATTAAGGTTTTTAAATTTAATGCACCAACCTTTTTAACCGTCTTTGACATCTTAACTCCAAGTTGTGTCTTTTTACCAGAGAATCCCTGACCCACAACTTGACCTGCTCTACCTCTCATAGAACACATAAGAAGATTTTCATACTCAAAATCAAAGTTTAGAATGGATGCAACTTGATCTCCAATATCATTTACCTCACACATTATAAATGCTTTATTATAATTCTTTGCTAACTCCCAAATAACATTAGGGAATAGCATTGGTTTAACTTCATTATTCCTATACTTCGCTACTATCTTATGAGGAAACTCTGTAATATCAACAACAACAAAAGCAGAATAATCTTCACTAACTCCTCTTGCCACGTCAACTGTCATTACATAATCATGTCCTTTAATAACATCTTCATATACATCAAGTCCAGCATTTCTTGTTTTAGGTTCTTCGTAAACAAGAGTTCTTAATTTACTTGGTGCGATAAGAGTATCAACAGATCCTAAGAATTCGCATTCAAACTCAATCTTAAATTGTTGATCGGATGTGTTAGCAATAGTTTGTCTCTTCCATTCCTCATCTCTACCTGGAACTTGAGACCAATGAACATCAGTTGGAATATATTCGTTCTTTCCTCTTTCAGCATCGTGCCAATACCTATAGAAATGATTCATCCCGTGAGGGGTTGAAACCATTATTACTTTGGTAGTTTTACCAGACGTAATAGTAGGATAAACAGAACTAAAGAATGCTTCTGCGATATGATTTGGGACAAAGGCGAACTCGTCGAGGAAAAGGATATTGAACGACATGCCTCGGACAGCACTTGCAGACGTAGAAGCAGCTAGTATCTTTGATCCATTTTCCAACTCCAGAGATCCTTTATTCCAAGATACAATTCCTTGTTGCATCCATTTAGGTAAGTTTTCATATGCTGTTTGTAATCTTCCTAACAAATCTCTGGCAGTTGCTGCCTTGTTTGCCAATATACCAATATTAACACTATCGTTAAAAACGCAATAATGTAATAGATATGATACAGACGTAGTAGACTTACCAGTCTGACGAGGCATCTTACAAATATTAAATCTATTCTCGTGGAAGTTTTTAATTAACTTCTCTTGAAAATCATAAGGATGAAATTGAACAAGTCCCTCATCAAGAGAAACAATTTTCATATAAGTTTTAGCAAAATATACAGGGTCAGCTGCACATCTCATAAATTCTTCAATCTGTTCCTGAGTAAACTCTTGAGGAACATTTGCCTTTTTTAAATTGGGATTACCTAAGTAAATATCATCCATAATAAAGCCTCCTAAGTCATTTCATATTTACCGAATTCTAATGGTTGTTGTAATTTCATTTGTTTATCATGATCTATGGTTTTTTTAACTAATTCTAATGTTTTTTCTAAATTCTCTACTTTCTTTTCTAAATCTTTAGTTTTATTATCCTCCGACTTGGAGGAGTGGTGCTCCTGGTTCATAGTTGGAAATCTCGTAGTTCCAGAGTTTAGATCCAGGATACACTTTTCTCACTTGATCCAGGACTTCTCTGCGTGAAGGTACTTTAACCGACGGGAAAAACATTTTTATCATATAGTTTTTTCCTCGCCAAGCCAAGTACACGTCGATAATATTACCGACTTTATTATAGTTGGGTAAACGTGTTGCTTCGTTTAATGTTTGCATTTCGTTACACATCATATAGATATTTATATTTTTCTATGTTAGAGTAAGTGATTTTACTATTTTAAATACAGTTGAATCACTTGAAGTAGGAGTCACTAATAGTCTTACATTACCACTATTAATGTCAGCGTCAAACGTTGCAAGAGTTACTCCAGTCTTAATAGTTCCAAATTCACTCATGAATACATTAGTCCCATCGTGTAAAACATTCATGGTCGTCACATGATATTGAGATCCTCTTGTTACTTGAATTTGATACTGTGCGGATCTATATGTAGCTGCTGTAAATGTATCTGCAGCAGCTTCTGATGTAGAAGTTTTTGTAGATGCTGCTGATTGTATAGCAGCAACTGATGGACCTCTTCCAAGTTGTAATCCACCACCAGCAGTAACAATACCAACAGAATCTATATTAGTTACATCCTCATATGTTATTGTACCACCTACAGATAAACTTCCACCAACGTGCATACTTAATGCAACACCAACTCCACCATTAATAACTAATGATCCAGTTGATACTGAAGTTGAATTAGTAGTATCTGTATATGTACTAACACCACTGATTTGTAAATTTTTGAATACAGATGTTCCTGTAGTGCTAATACCTGCAATAGTACTAGTGCTTGAAAGAGCAGTACTTGCTATACCAACCCATTTAGAAGTAGATGAATTATAAATTAATAATTCATTATTGGTACCATCATGAGTTACATCGTCAAGATCCTTTATGAATCCTGCACCACCACCACCGATGGATCCTAACTGATACTGTACTCTTTCTACAAATAACTTATAATGTTGCTGTAACTGATCAAGAGTAACAAAATTCTGATCTATTGGTGTAAGAGGATCTTCATTATTAGTATCCTTTGGATCATCAAGTAATCCTTCCTCATAAAGATCTTTTAATTCATGTTGCTTCTCTTTTAATTCTTCAACAAGTTTATATAATTCACTTACATCTAAAGTAGTATTTTCATACTGATGATTCAATTTAGAAATATTTCGATTAACATCTCTTTTTAAACTATTAATAGTATCATCATAATATTTTGGTTTAGGTAAGTTCTCAATCTCTTCTGATAAACCATCAAAATACCCTTTAAACAAATCCTTACTTTCAACAGTTTTTCTGTTAAATTCTTTTACTTCTTCATCTACTTTCTGTTTTAAAACATTATAGTGACTAAGTATTTGTTTCTTTAATTTTCTATCATCATCTTTAAATTCTTTATGATGATCCCAAATTCTAAGAGCAGTTTCTCTTAATTCTTCATATATTTTTCCTTTAGTTTCTTTTAAATTGTTACTTGCTTTTTCAAATTCAACTTTATTCTCAAAATCCTTAAGATCAAAATTTTCTGAAATCTCCTGAATTTCCTGATCTATTCTACCTCTAATAGAATCAAGATTATCATTTACTTTTACAAAGTCAGAATCAATAACACCAAAAGTTTTTCCTATCCAAGAAAAATCTGGAACTTCATTAACCTCATTAACCCATTTTGGAAATACGGGTACAGATTCTTTTACTGCAAGAATGTCTTCTTTAAGAGATTCTAAATCTGACTCATAATACTTTGGTTCAGGAAGGTTTACAATATCTTCCTTAATGACCTTAATCTTTTCCTCAAGGTCATTTACCTGTTCATCATAATATTTTATTTCTGGAATATCAGCAGCATTACGATCTATCTCTTCTCTTAAAGAAGCAATCTCTTCATCATAATATTTTATTTCTGGTATCTCTGGAATACTATCTCTAACTTGTACTACCTGTTCAGATAGTTTTTCTAATTCATTATCATAATATTTTATTTCTGGAATATCTGGAATATCTTTTCTTACGTCATTTATCAGACGTACTATCTCCGTTAAATCTTGTGCTTCTTCTTCTACAGAACACGGTGTAGTATCTTCTATTTCCTCTTCATCTTCTTCCTTCTCAATAAAGTCGTCTACTGAGGGTAATTCTTCTTCTTTTATAAAATCATCGACTGATGGCAATTTACTCTCAAGTAAATCATTTATCGACGGTAACGTATCCGACATTGTATTAGTAACGTATGTACTTTAGGATTTCTCTCCTTCTATTATTTAGAATCTTTTGGTAGTCCGTTCTTTAATAGTTTTTGCAACTCTGCAGTTGATCCAACAAACAGTGCATTATTAACTGTAGATGGTCCTTTAGATTGTTTCTCTTCTTCCACGTCTTTCAATTTCTTTTGAAGATCCATCAACTTATCAGTTGCATCAGATACACTCTTGATTAACTGACCAGCAACTTCATATGCTCTTGGCATATCACTATCTTGAGCAACCTCAAGAATACCATTTATTGCTTCCTGACCCTTTTCTATAATACTGTAAAGATTACCACGAGTATATTCATAATCTTTTTCAATATCATTCTTAGTTAACCTATCTGGTTTTTGTATACCAACAGGGGGTTTAACTTCATCTGCTTCTACTATTTCAGTAGGTGCAATGTTAAAAGTTTCATCTAAATTTTTAGTTGTTGTCATGATGTAGTATCAGTAATTAATCCATCAAATCCAAAGTCATCTCCATCAGCAACTAATGCACTATCTACACCTATGGTACCAATACTGGTAGTTGTAGTTGTAAAGTCAATACCCTTAACTGCTGCTCCCAATACATGATCAGTAGGAATTGCTCCATCCTTTCCTCTGGTAACATTTAATGTATTACCTGATTTAGACCTAACGTATATCCTTTCACCATCAATATCAATATATGCTTTTGCTGCAATACTACTTGCATCCTCAACTGCTATTGTCTTAGCAGCTGCAGTTATATCTTCAGATACTACCGTAACAGTATCGTCTGTATAATCCTTAAGTGCTTTAGGTTTAACAGAGTAAGAAAGTTCTCTTCTTGTGTTTGAAGTATCTGTGCCAGTAAGATAATTGATAGTAGACTTCTTGATAATATCTTTGGTAGCATCTGCAGTAGGACCGAATAGGTAAGTCTTTGCAGTAAATCTCATTGTATAAAGAAGAACTCTTCTAGTTTCATAATCTCCTTCATAATCATCTTGCATTGTAACATTTTCAAGTACAACAGGTATATCTCTTTTTTCGTTTAATGCTGAAACTAAATTTACTGTTAGATTATATGACGGTTGAAAATATGGTAGTATTTGCTCTACAATCTGAAGTGCATCATCATTTAATTTACACATAATAGCAAGTTCAAATTGCATATTATATGGAACAGGCATATATGCTTTTTTAGTATCAGATTCTGTATTTGGATCCTTTACTGAAAATTGTTGAGTAGTAGTAACTTTTCTTGATGAATCGTATGTAAGACCAGTAAACTCAAATGACATTCTTGGTAAAGTAATGGCAAATGGTTTATTTAAATCTGGCGATTGTTCAATTCTTGCTAAAAACTTTTGAGTAGGTCCATATGCTAATGGAACCTTCACAGATCCACCATCCTGCTTAATAGTAATGTTATTAAACAAAGTTCCGAAGGAGATAATTGTTCTCCTAAAGATCTCGTTGTAAAAATACTCAAACATTTTATTTTATAAGGTTAACTACTATTTAGGGAATACCGAATGGATTCTGTTCACTGAAGTCTAAAATACTATCAGCAGCATCCTCAA